CGAACATTTCGAGAATCTAAAAATGTGTCAAAAGTTATGGAACTCTTGATACTGTCAGTATTATGGAGGGAGATGGTTTTCCCTTCCCAATCAGGTCCCAAGAAATGAGTGTTAAGGATGGCGAAATTTCCTTGAACTCCCAAAATGTGCGTATGCTTTACCTTCCCATCTGGTAACTTCATGGTAACTTTACGTATATTGGAAGCTATTGATGTAAACAAAGAAGAAGCACTATCCGTATGAATCGTCTTAGGATCTGGAAATTTAATGTTCCAGATGCTAGGATCCAACGAATTGGGAATTCTCTCATAAGACTTACCACAATGAATAGATTTTTCCAAATTTTCTAACTTTTCGTTAAAATCGCTAGGAATCTGAAAAGAACTTTCAGTTTTGTTATTGATCTTAGTAAAATATTTATACAAGGCAGCAATGGCTCCACCGCTGGCTATCAGCGTAAAAGTAGATATCATAGCTTTAGAACTAGGCCAATAATACCTATCAGAAAATATCGGTGTAAATTGTGTATCAAATCCACCATAATATTTAATAGAATTATACCTAACGTAAATATCGTTCTTATACAAGTCGATTTCTTCTTTTATCAATTTGTTGCACATGGCCATCAAATTTGGTAACACAAACCACACAAGAAATGTGGAAGTAATAACAAAGGCCAAAAGAGTTGTGCTAACAAAATAACTCAAACACAAAACCATCATAGTAAACAACCTGTCGAAAAACTGGCTGTAGCTAGTTATTTTATCAAGATATGTAAGTCCTGCGAGACTTATGATAGACAAAATCATATAAAAGAAATTACTGCTAATAGCAGAAACATCATCTTTATAAAGTCCCATAGTAAGATATGACATTACCTTAAAGCTAGCTAGAACACCAGATTCTGAGAGTAATTTCTCATCATCTAGAAATTCATCAATGGAACCACACAATTTTCGTTTCTTGTGCATTTCCAAAGCATCCTGACACAATTGCTGGGGATCACTTAAAGCTTCCTCAACCCGTATGTGTCTGACCATATCAGTACTGACAAAATCCATAAGTTCATAAATGTCTTTAAGATAAACAGTTTCATCAATAGTATTCAACAAACCAGAAGGTTTCTTGATGGTCACTTGGAATTCATATCTATCCAAAAGAACACCACCAGCTAACATAGATTTTTCAGGATCTATTGCGGTAGTGCCTTCCTTTCTAAATTCCGGCTTAACGACAGGTAAAACATATATAAACCTTCGTTGTACAGCGGCCGGGTTTTTGACAAGATATTTCAAATTCATTCCAGGGCTATTGGTATCAATAAAAACTAAAGATGGATTTGCATATACTTTGCCTTTCAAGGTGACATCAGCCATATTTAGTGGAAATGGTAATCTATCGATTAGACTACAAAATTCCGCAACTGCTACATCACCTTGGGCCAAAACAGCTTCAGTACTATTACCTACTTCGCTGTAGTGGATTCGTGCTTGATCCTCATATCCTTCCCAGTATTCAGAGGTAGGGACACGATGGTACGTATCGGCCGGATTATAATCAGTTCCCATAACTTCTGAGTGGGTTGCACACAATAAGTTCAGAATTCCTGATTTTCCAATTCCGG